TGATGAATGTGATCATCAGATTATCTTCTTTTACAGGAGCATATGTAAGACGTGTTCCATCATGACTATCTTTCGGAATCTTTCTACATTCAATCTGATGAGAGCAACCTTCATATTCATCATCAAAGAACCTTCTCATCATTAAATTAACAGACATGACATCCAGAATTGATTTGGCTTGACCAATTTCATTATTGGTCAAATGCCTCATTTTAATACTAGCTTTGCCAAGCTGATACGTTACAAACAGCCCTACATTTAAGACAGAAGGTTTAATCGTATCATAAAGTGCAACCATATCACGCATCATGGATTTATAAATCTCATCAGTTCCAGCGTCAAAGCTTTCCTTAAGAGTATCCAGAACAAAGATTCGAACACCATACATAGAAGAATACTTACGGATCTGTTTAATAGCAGTTTTTGCTGAATATTTTTCAAGTGGAACAACTGTAACTAAGTTCTCTTTTTTTCTAGCGTCTATCCAATCAGATGCTTGATGTAGAATTGCAGATTCTTCAGGTGTAAATTTGCCTCGTCGAAGAATCTTTTTTTGAATATTAGCATGAAAAATATTGTTACTAACCCATACGAGTAGTTCTTTCTTAAACTTTCTTTGGTCTTCTTCGTTAATCAAAAAAACAATTCTTTCTCCATGATTAATAGCCATAGGGAGTAGGTAATTAAACGCCATTGTAGACTTACCAACACCACTACTTGCACCAAGACCATAAATGTTGCCATTAATGTTAAAGCCGCCAATCTCTTCTGTTAATACATGTGCGTTATCAAAAGGAATACCAGCTTCACTACTACCGTCAAGCTCCATAACAAATTCGTGCATATCTTCAAAAATGTTATAAGCTTTTGTTTCTGCTGTTGAATTGGAAAAAATGTGATTAAGTTTTGTTTCAAATACGTTGTAAATTGCTTCTGCGGGAAGATCTACATATTTCGAGAAATTCTCTTTTACGGGGAAACCTGCCTCTGAGAGTTTCAATAATGCATTCCATTTACGCAATTCAATGACGTATCCATCCAAATTCTCACTATTGACATATTGAACAGATCCGACAAGCGTATTGTAACCACCATATTCTTCGTATTTTTCTTGAAGCTTTGGATGCTTCTCAAGATAAAATGCAACAGTCATATCATCAAGCGTTGACTTCTTTTCATTGACAATAATATCTTGTGCAATGGAATAGAATACTCTCCATTGATTATGAGAGAAGTCTTCTAGCTTTAAATCAAGATTATGAATTAAATCTGGCTTTTGAAAAATACTGGAAATGATATTTGCTTCAGGCGCTTCCTTAAGTACAAGGATTTTTTCTCTAGTTTCTGCAAGTTCTTCTTGAAAAGGTGTGAGTCTTTCTTTATTAATCTCTGCCATAAACTCACCTTTTATGTAATATCGTCAAGCAATCCCTTGTAATCATAAGTCTGTTTGGGCTTAGATTGATAGTTGCTTGTATATGTTGGAACATAAGAAGAATCATTTTGCTCTGCTACACGATTTAGCTCTTCTTTTGCTTTAAGAGCAAGATCCAACCTCATGGCAACAATGTTTAAATTAGATTCAGCAATTGCACACATGTAATTAAAGCGAAGGTCTTCTGTGAAGAATTGCTTCTTATTTGCACGTTTAATTGCATCCGCAGAAGCTTTAAAAGCTCCTAGAATTACCTTGTACGGATAATATGCTCGTGCTTCTGTTTTTAGATTCTTAATCTTAGTACCGTCTTGCATACCCTTAAGTCTAAGAACCATTTTAGACGTAAGAGACATATTAACGGAATATCCCATGACCTCTTTGCGAACATACTCATAAAGATTTGTAAAATCTATTTGCTCATTTTCATCTATTTCTTTTTTATGAGCATAATTTTCTTTTAGCTTATTTGAGCATCCGCATGATAGACCTTTTGCAGAACCCCTTTTTAAATCTTGTTCTTTTACTACAACTTCTTTACCACATTCACATCTGCAAAGCCAAGTCTGGTAAACAGTTTTTCCTCGCTTATAAACAGGCTTACCATTTTCATCACGGATAACTTCACCATTCTTATCTTTACTAAGAATTTGGCTATAAAGAGGATCGGCAGGACAAAGTACAGTATACTTTCCGAATTTTTGATTTGTGAGATCACCAATTACTCGATTTGTACTCATACACAAACTCCTAATCTCCCTCATGGCTGTTGTGCCATGAGGGAATAGTGTGATAATTAAGAGAATACTTCAATAACACTCATCGCATCAGCAAGGGAAGCAATGTCGTTCGGATTACCACTCTCATATCCAAGAGTACGAATCTTCATGACAACTGGCATAACCTTATCCATATCCCTTGCATTTTCAGAACAATACGCAACAATATTACTGATTGCAGATTCAAGCTCACGCTTGGCCTTATTAGCAGCTTCAGCGTCAGCAATACGCCTTGCATTCTCCTTGACAATTTCAGCCTCTTCAGTCTTGCGCTCATCCAGAGACTTACCCTTGCTTTCAATCTCATACTTAATCGCATCGACAATAGCGTTGATAAACTCATCTGCATCAAAGTCAATTTCCTGCTTGATATGAGAGAAGCGAGATCCGCTATCGACAACAAAGGAATCATCTCTGAACTTAATCTTACGAACTTCATCCTTGATAATGGTCTTCATTTCGTCCTTCTTAGTAACGATATTCTTTTTACCAGTCTTTTCTTTCTGAAGCTCACGATCAAAATACGCAAGGCAAAGGAAATGCAAATTCTTCTTCAAAGCATTAAAATAATTCTGTTGCTGATCAGAAGTGAGAATAGTATAAGTTTCATCGTTATAGATGTTCTTAACTTCCTTGGTCTTTACATGACCAATGAACCAAACCTTAACACCAACACTCTCAAGACGATCAATCTGTTCAAACATCAGTTCAATCGCTTTCTTACTGCCAGCGCCAAATCCATTCCAAGCGGCATTCAAAGAATCAACACGCTTATCAGGATTTTTCTTGTTCCAAAGACGCAAAGCTTCCTGCTCTGCAAGAAGAATATACTGATCATAGGTGTCAACAAAAACAACTCTCAGATCAGCGTAATCAACACTCTTATTATCTACAATATCGTCAACAAACTCCGTCCAGTCTTCCCACGAAGGAATAGATTCAGCAACAATACCTTCGATTGCATCTGCACCTTGTTCACGATAAAGCTCTGCAAAAATATAACCATCTTCACCAACAAGCTTTTCTGCAACTTCATATAGAAGTGTGGTCTTGCCAACCTTCGGCTCTCCAAGGAGCATCAAAGAATAGCTAAACGGATCAATCTTAACATGATTTTTCTTTCCGAATTTTCTTGCCATAATAATACCTCTTAGTTTATTTGTAATTAGGGCAAGAATTAACTTGCCCTAATTGTTTACTTATTTCCCATCAATTCCTTAAGCCATTCCATATTGTTAGCGGAAGCAGATGCTACAGGAGGGGGATTAGAATCAGGATTATCATCCATTTCATCTTGATTAGTAGCATTCAAATAATCAAGAGACAGATCATCTTCAGTATAACGATCTTCGAACTTCTGAGCGAAAACACCGTCATCAGTAGCCTTAATATCAACCTGATCAAGAATCATTCTGATTTCACGCTTACCATTACTGCAAAGTTGATAAGCACGATCCATCGTAATCATCTTGCACTTAACCATTTTCTGTACATCGGGCGGCATTTCATCAATTGCAATAGGCACAATAGCGCCACCTTCAACGATAAAACCAAGGAAGTTGACCTGAGTGATATTCTTCTTAACCTTCAAATACTCCTCATACATCATCTTAAATTCGTCCTTGGAGTAACGTTTAATATCAAGCTCAAAAGTCTTCATGTACGGGAACTGTCCCTTGACTTCAAGACCATTATATTCCTTCACATAGTCAAGAACTCTTCCGTCTACATATAGAACGCCCTTTTCCTGATCAACATTCTTAATATTTACAGAATCTTGATCAAGCAAAACAGACTGCTTAAATGTTGCTCGGAACTTATCAGGTTCAGCTTTTGAAAGCTCGATCTTAGAAATATTCTTTCTGATCTGCACCTTATCCTGATACATGGAATACTTAAGTGAACCATAAACATTAATTACCATGTCTTCCTTAAGGCATTCCTTCACATAGGCGATAGCATCATATGCGCTCAAGAACTTCTTTACATAATTCTTACCCTTATCAGTTCTCTCAAGTCCAATAGAGATAAAGCAAGAATCACCAATTTCAGAAAGAATACTATCGTTAAAACGATCATCCCA